CTCATCCCCGAGTGTGTTGGTGGGCGCTGGGCTTGGGCCGGGTCCGAAAAACGCCCGACCCTCGGGCCTGACTACGCCGGACGTCTGGTGGCCGTTTGGGAAGGCTGGGGCCTCTCTCGTCGCCTTCGTTATGTCGAGATCAGTGCGGAGCCTCGCAAGGCGCAAATGCAGATGGCTCGGATTCTCAAGTGTTGGGACATCTTGAGCGGACTTCAAGAGTTCGACGAGAGCAGTTGGGACCTCCAGGCCGAGCGACCTGTCACGTACGAGATCATGAGCGACGGGATCTTTTGCGACTGGAGGACGTCGCACGACCCGGAACCGCTCCGGGCCCGCTACAACGAGTTGCTCGATTGGTCATTGCGCAACGGTCTCAAGGCGGCTAGGGTGATACCGACAAGGGTCATTCCGATCAAAGAGCCGCTTAAGGTCCGCGTTATCACCGTCGACTGCCTGCCCGTCTGCCTCGCCACGATCGCCTGGCAGCGTAAGGTTCACTCGGCGATGCGTAGGTTGCCATGCTTCCGCCTTTTTGGGCGCTCGCCCTGCCCGACAGACCTCCTTGATCTGATGGATCATTGTGAGGGTGGTGACGGCTGGGCGTCGAGTGACTTTTCCGGCGCGAGCAACGGGATTCCTTCGAACTTACGGGATGCGATCGCTGACCGCCTCTCGAGGGGTCGTCGCGGGTGGTTCGCCCTGGCTGGGGCCATTGGGTGTACCGAGTCCCCGTTGGATTATGGTCTCTACGGGTTGGGTGAGAGACGCCTCCAGGGTGTCGTCGCTCGGACCGGAACGCTCATGGGCCGGAAGACCTCATTCCCGATCCTCAGCTTGACAGTCCTCGCAGCTCATCTTTTGAGTTTCGAAGCCGACCCTCCCGCAGACGCCCTTCTAGGTGTCCTCGTGAATGGCGATGATCGTCTCGCTCTCACGAGCCAGTCCTTTGAAACACGTTTCTGGTCCGTTTGTCGTTCTCTGAACTTCGGCAAGAGCGCGGGGAAGAGCTATTTCGACATTCTCTATGCGAACATCAATAGCCAGTCGTATGAGGCGAATCCCTTCACCAGGTCAGTTGTGAAGGTCCCCTCTTTTCGGGCTGGTTTGCTCGTGGGACAGAAGAAACTTGGCGACGCATTCGACCCCGTCCCGGTCATAAACGAGATCCTAGATAACTGTCGCTCGCCAAAGCATGAGTTTCGAACGATGAGGGCCTTCATGACTGTCTGGAAGCCGACGATCCTCAGAACACTTGGCGGGAGGGACTTGCACGCGCATTACTCGCTCGGAGGTCTTGGTCAGCGCATGCCGAGAAGGGGCCAAGGGGCTCCGACCTGGTCTTGGCCTGTCACTGCTGACTGTCGCCGAGCCGCCTACGCCCGTGTTCAGGCCATGGGCTTAGAGCGCGCCGACGCCCTGATGAGTTTTAGATGGATTCCGGGTTGGAGCTTCTCTGCGCCGTTCTTGGATCCCGCGCGATCCGAGGACCCTTGGGCAGCCAACCGTGACCCTCGATTCGAGTTCTCGGAGCGCCTTGGCCCGGCGACATTCGACGAGCTCGAGCGGTTCAGGGCGGCGCCCTGGGCGAGGAAGCTCTCTCGCGGCCGTTTTCGAGGGCCATCCTACAGGGCCACCGTCGTCATGGATCGCGACGATGAACTCTTGCCGCGTATCCGAGCTGTTGTCGACGACCGAATTGGCCTCGTCGGGGCCGACGGTTGCCAGACTTATGACGAGCTCCTCGAGGAAAGCGGCGGTCTCAGCGACGATGCCGACCTCATCGACCTGCGTGGGCTCGAGGCCCGCCAGCCCGTCCAGCTGATTTCTGTCACCGGCGAGCTCCCGTTCCCGCGCGACCGCAACGTCCACTGCTACGTGTGCCTTTCACGAGCGGACGGCTGGGAGTGCTCTGTTTGCGGGACGCCGACCAGGCCGCGGTTCAGCGCCGCCGAAATCCTCGGCAGGGTTACCCCTGCCTTGAGGTCCGCCCTCTCTGAAGTGTATGATGAGGTGGGCAGGGAGGGACTAAAGTGCTACGTCCCTCGGGCGATTTCGATCGCCCAGGAACTCCTTGAGTTCCAGCCAATTCTCGTCGGGTAGCTACCGACGGGGAGCGGGCGTCTGCTCAAGACGCGGTTGTGGGTTACGTCTCCGGATCCTGAACCCTCCGAGCCACGATTGGCACCG